CTACTGCGGTTTGACAATCTTTGTTCTGTTTTCGTGCGCATTGATCTGCTTTCGAATAGCTTCCCGTGCCATCCCCAGCCGGTCTGCAGCTTCTATATAAGTCTGCACTTCTTTAAGGTTCCTGTGCCCGCTTATCGACATGATCTCTGGGCCAGTGCAGCCCGCTTCTGCCAACCGGCGACAAGCCGCCTTGCGCAACCCATGTGCCGAAAGACCATTTGGCAAGCCGGCTTCGACGACTCTGTCCCGGAACCAGTTTCCAAAGCCCGCTATCGCGAATGGCCTGCCGTAGTCGGTGAGCAGGAACGTCATATTGCGTTGAGGAAAGGCTTCGATAGATGCAAGCAAAGTGGGATGCAGCGGTATCTCAACTTGCGTCCCCGTCTTGGACTGGCGGGTTATCAAGACTCCTTCCCGCACGTTTTGCCACCCCAAGCGCACCACGTCGGCACGCCTCTGTCCTGTATAGAGCAAGAGATCAATCGCCAATCGGGGCTTAGTTCCAAGCGGGTGCCTAGCGTTGAACCGTTCAATCTCCCCCTCGGTCCAGGTGCGGTATCCGGTGGAGCCAGTTTTCAGCTTTCTGATACCAGCGGTCGGATCGTCGTTCCGCAGACCCATTTCCTGAATAGCGAAATGCATCAGAATCTTGATCGTCTTACGCCAGTTGTTGGCCACTGCCGGGCGATCTGCCATCTTGTCCAGAATGGCCTTGATATGTTCGCGCTTGAGGTTCGCAACCGTCTTGTCGCCATGCCCTTCCCGGAATGGCTCAATCGTGCTTCGATAGGTGCGCTGCGTGATAGGTCTGAGATTGCGGTATTCGCTTGAGCGGTAGTAAGCTGCCACCAGGGCCGAAACTGTGCCGGGCTTTGACCTTTCCACTGCGACAGGAACCTTGCCGCCCATAGCCGCCTCATGCGCTGCCATGAATTGAGGCGACCAGGGCAGGCCCGGAAGCGGCACGCGCTTGAAGCCGGGCCGCCTGAAATACCACCTGACCTTGCCGTGGCGATCCTGAAAGCCTTGGCAGTACATTGGGGGCTTGCGCATCATGTCAGCACCGAATCCCATTCGTTACCTGCAGTCGGGTGATCATCACCCGGTAACGCTTCGAATGCCAAGTCCAAAGCAAGCCTGTCCCAAACGCGCCGGGCTCCTACATGCTTAGGACGGGGCATTTCACCCGCCAGCACCATCTTATCAAAAGTGCTGGGGCCGACTCCGATGTAGCCCGCAGCTTCCACGCGCGAAAGCCCGCGCCGGAATGGCGGCGGAACCGGGCTCGCAGGGCTGCGGGCTACATCGGCCATTGATCAGAAACCCGACAGCCGGACTTTGACCGTGCCGGTAGAGGCTGCGGCCGCTGCCACGGCAACGCCAAGTTTGGTGTTGCCGCTGGAGGTCGTCGTGGCCAGTTTCGTGGTGCTGTTCCAGTAGACCAGCGCCCCCAGGGTGAAGGCGTCGGCACCGACTTTCGGCACCTCAAAAACCCCTGTGACCACCACATCAACCGACTCGTTGATAGCAGCGGAACCGGCCGCGATTCCCACGATCTGCCCCGCGATCACGACACCGCCAGAGGTCACTGCAGCGGGTGCGGGGATGGTCAGGTTTGACCCGGCTTGAATGAATGTTTTCACTTTCATACTCCCTTGGAAGTTGTTGGATAGATGATCGACTGCCGGGGGCGTGATGCCCCGGCAATCTCGGATTCAACGGCGGCGAGGGCGCGGGCAATTTCGGCGTCCGATTTGTATTCTACGGTCTCGCCGTTGGAGTCCCGCACGCTACGGACGCCCGAATAACGGGCGTCCTTCAGTCGTTCGCGCCAGTCCTGTAGCTGGGCCAGCGTTGCCACTTAGACCCCCGGATTCAGGTATGCGCCGCGCCAGTCGGTTGCGCCCGCCCCGAAGTCCAGGACAACGCGATATTCCATGCCCAGGACATCCCAGCCTTCGCGCGAAGCCATCTGCGGTCCCTGGGCCGAAGACAGATAGGCATATTCCATGCAGGTCAGGGCGGCGGGGTCTGCGAATAGATACCAGCGATTCCCAGAGATGCGAGGTTCAACCAAGGGGGTCAGCTTGGTAGCGAACGGGTTCACGTCTGCCACAGTCGCGGCATAGATCGAAGCCAAGACCTGTTCCGCCGTGGTTTCTTGTTCCGGCCCTACGACAAGGAAACGCGGGGTCGCGTTGATCGGCGTCACCTTGTCGAGACCTTTCATCCCGCGCATGGCCTTTCGGGCAAGGCCCAGATTGGCCACGTTCAAGGCCCCGGCAGTGCCAAGGTTGCCATGGGCAGAGTCGAAAAGATTTTCCCCGTCTTCCCCCATGATCGGATTGGACAGCAGAAGCGCGACCAGGACGTTCGCTTCAGTTTCCGCAGCCATACGGCCGGCCGTCGCGCCCCAATCCCGGAATGCCCCGAGGTCATCATTGATCAGTGCCTTGCGTGAGATGCTGAATTGGGTCGCGTAGGTCTTCAGGCTGTAGGACTCCACCGCTTCACCGCGAGTCGTGCTCTTGATCTCGCCTTGTTCGGTCAGTTCCTGCAGAGCCCCCACATCGGACAGCTTCAGCTTCGAAGCCGGCCGGAAGTCGGCAATGGTGGCCTGCCGGGCAATTTGTTTCAGCGGGGATTGTGCGACCTGATATGCCGCCATGAGAGTCCGGTTGCCGGTGCTTGTCAGCAGGTTCGGAAAGTCGGACGTTGTGTGCATCGCAGCGCGGAAAAGCTGATCTGCGTCCATGCCGCGAGTCGACTGCCCAGAGGCTTCGACAGCTGCCCGCGCCATATCACGCAGGGACTCGGCCATGAAAGGCTTGGCCTCTTCGCTCGGGGCAGTGCCAGACACACGGGCGTACAGCGCGTCGGCGCGGCGGGTCATTGCAGCGGTCGGATCATCATGCGACGGTCCAACTTTGATCTTGGGGGCCTTATTGCCGCGCGTCTGCAGTTCCTGAAAAGCCGCCGCGCGTGCTTCAGTCACGGTTGCGCCAGAATCGATCTGGGCATCTGCCCATTCGGTCGACAGGGCCGCAGAGCGGGCAATTGTGCGGATTTCCGCGCGGGTTTGAATCGTATCGTCGTCAAGTGCCATGGGGGCAGCCTTTCGAAATGTTGCGCCAGAATCGGCGGGGATTGGAACGCCTGAAACTTCCTGAATTGACCAGGCGGCTGCAGTGCGAATTCTTGTCTTGGTGGCGGGGTCAATCGACTCGGCCCATTTGGTCACGCGGTAGCCGACAGACACACCCCGCAAGGTGCCTTCCTGGATTCGGGTGACAATCGAAGCCACGTCGGGGGCGGCGGACAGTTGAATAGTGGCAATGAGCTTGCCGCCTTCCATCCGGTGCTCAATCACTGTGCCGATCACATCTCGGGCCGATCCTTGCCGGTGCCCGTCCAGAACGGGTGCCCCCGTCAGGTTGGACAGGTCCAGGCCGGTCGCGCTTAGGCGTTCAATGTAATCGCCGCGCGAGTCCCGGCGCTGCACATCGCTGAAGGTGCTGATCACGGCTTCAACCGTCATTGCCTCTGCGTTGAAGCTGGCAGGCGTCAGCGGTGCCGCGCGGTGCAAAATATCAAGCGCCATTGGGATTCCTTTCGGCTGCAATTTCTTCGTCCAGGTCTTCCAGGACCCAGCCCCTTTCCGCGACAGCTTTGCGGCGGGATGTGAGTCCCGCTTCCAGTTCTGCGACGGTCGCGTTCGTATCCTTCAGCGGATCCACCTGCATAGGCTTTGGTGGCAACCATTCTGCAGTCAAATAGGCGGCCGGATTGGATTCAAAGTCTGTGGCTGGAATGTCTCCGGACAAGATGCCATGCAAGATCACGGCACGCCAAACCGGGGCAAGAAACTGGGGCACAAGGACTCCGTATTGGATTTGCTCTACCCTCTGCCGGAAGGGTAGAAGCCCTGCCCGCAAGCTGGAATAATTCGCGCCGGTCAAATCTCCGGAGAGCAAGTGATCCGGCAAGCCAAGCCCGGCCGCCAACTGCCGCAAGTTCATTTTCAGGAACGCTTCAATCTGCTGCAGCTGCGCGGGCGAATTCGTTTTGATATCGGTTCCGCCTGGCAGTCGGACCATCGCGCCAGGCTCCATGCTCGGCACGTCTTCGCCGTCATAAACTGCGCCAGTCGAATTCAGATCGATTATAAAGACTGCGTGCATGGCGGCAACTTTGGCACCGACCAAATGGGCATCGCACAGCTGATCGAATTCTGAGGCGGCTAAAACCACGGCGGCAAGCCAAGTAATTCCCCGTAATTGGCCAGGACTGAGGGGTTTGAAAACATGCAACACTTGATCAGCAGGAACCCGCACCGAAGGGGCATAGGTTGTCCAGACCGAATTCGGCTTCTCGGGCAGAATCCAATAGGCTACCCGCAGGTCGTGTCTCGGAGTTGGTGGAAATTCGATGGCGGCGTAATCTCCGGGTGAACTGACACCCACCCAACCGGCGGCAGCAAC